AAGATTATTGGTGACAAAGATAAATCCATTATCTCTAAACTAGGTGCTCAAGATAGAGTACGAGGTGCTTTACGCAAAGCTGGAAACTATGCTTCTATTGTTTATGAAGTTATCGTTAATAATAATCCAGCTAAGTCACATTTAAAGAACTTTAGAAAAGGTTTATTTAGATTATGTGACTATTACGAGATATAATATTCGCCTTTTATTCGCCTTTTACCCACGACACTTATGATATAATAAACTTATAATGGGATTATTATGTCCAAATGATAAAAGTTCATGAAATACTCTATCAAGAAATACTTATTCAGTTAATACTTGATGCTTTAGGGATAACAACTACCCCATTTTATAATAATAAATTCGGTACAGTTAAAGACAAACAAGAAGCTCAGAAGTGGTTAAAGAAAAGGAACCCAGACTTTCAGTTTATTTGTCAAATGGGGGGATTGGTTCCTTCCTATGTCTTGAAAAAATACAAATTCTTACAAAGTAATAAAAGGAAATTAAATAAACTAGTTAAAAGTTATATTAGTAAATTAGATAATTATGAAAAACAAAGACAAATTGTTAGACACTATGTTAGTTCAACAACGATTTATGCTACTTCAAAACCACGATAATACTTATAGCATAATTATTAGTGTCGGCAATTTTGATTATAAAGATGACGCTTTGGACTTTGTTCAAGACTTATCTGAAAAACATGAAATAGATTTTATAGATGTCAACCAAAACACAACTATCCACTAAAAAAGCAGGGCGACCTGTTAAGTACACTAAAACTTTAATAGATCAAGTGTTCACTTTAATTAGTCAAGGAATTAACCCCACTGATGCAGTCAAACAATGTAAGCTGACTTGGAGTAACTTTTATACCCATGTTTTTAATGATGACAAATTAAAATTGGCCTATGAACAAGCCAGACATGCGGGAGCCGACTTTAAAGTTTCTGAATACAACAAACTATTAGACGACTTAAAAGAATCCGTTAAGAATGACACTAAACTGAATATGTCAACCATTAAAGGATTAGAACTACTCCAAAAACAAACTCAGTGGTTAGCGTCACGTTCCGCTAGTACCATGTATGGAGATTCAAAAGATAGAATAACCCTCACTAATGGAGATCAAAGTTTTTCTATTGAGTGGAGTAAGTAAGGGCCAGATAAACTAGCCCTTATAGATTATTTTTTACTTCCAAATAACATAGCTTTAACAAAAAGCAATATTAAAAATACTATTGGTTTTATTTTTTTAATCATCTTTTGTATAGTTATTATGAATAGAATTTATACCTAAATTATAAACACATTCATTTTTAAATTCTAATAGTTCTTTGATTGCTTTTTTCTCAGATTTTGAATCATCTAACATATTTCTCAATCTTTCAACAACGTAAAACAAACAAATTCTATTGTCTTGTTCTTGATATTGCATATTGCCTCTTTCTACTAGCGTAAAGCTAGTCCAAAGCCCTATTTAAAGGGCTTTAGAATAACTTTATTTCTTACCGCCTCGAACTATTACTTGATTTTTAATAAACTCGGTGGCGTGATGTTTATCTAGGCATATAACAAGGTTTTTAATATCCTTGTTTTCTAAGTTCTTAAACATCTTTTGAATATCAGTTAAGGGCATATCATCACTAATGATTTCTTTTTTAAGATTAATTAAGTACATATTCACCTCTATAAAGTGGGATTTGTGTCCAACCATGTTGCTCAATTAATAGCTTTATAATATGATCGTAGTTATAGTTCATTATTTGTCCTCTCTTTCGTGCATCTCGTGTACTATTCCGTAGTTATATAAAATGTTTTCTACGTCACTTAACAAGCTGTCAAATATTTCTTGGCCTTCATCTGTATATTTTGTACAAGTTTTCTCTTCATCCTCGTACTCAATAAAATCCTCGTAATTTTGCCAATACTTTTCTTGCATAAAAAGATCAGCAAGTTCAGTAGTAACGCCAATAAAATCCTCAGCTATTATTTTATATTTAGTTTTATTCATTAATAACCTCTCTTTCCTCTATATCTTGAATTTCATTATCCATTAATTGAATATCGTGAAATTCATTAAATTGATCTTTTATCTTTTCAATATATTCCTCTTTAGTTTCCGCCTCTAAATTATTAATTGAAAAGGTTACAACAATATTTGATGTATATTCTTTCATTTCTCTCCCTCTCTTTCTTGTAAGATGTTTAATGGATCGTACTTTAAGATTGCCGTAATGTCCTTTTTAGAAAAGAAATACATCACTTTACGATATAACAAGTTTAATTGTTTCATTGTCTGGCCTCCAGCATATCAAGTTCTTTTTGTTGATGTTCTTCCAGCATCTCAATAAAATCAGTTTTGCTCATAAAGCGAACCTCATCTAAAAAGCAATCAAGTAAGCATTTAATAATATAATTTTTGTTATGCTCAAAATTGTTGATTGTCGCTAGAACTTTTTTGGTTGCGTACTGTTCTTTTGCTAGGTCTAAATCCATTATTTCTCCCTTCTCATTAACTTAAATGATATATAAACAAATAGAACAACTAAAATTATGTCTAGGCCGTTTAATCCTTGCATAAACATATTAAAGCCATTCATGTTTTAAGGCGTAGCCGTCATTGAAAAGAACACTTGAAAGTGTATAGACTAAATGAAAGCCCATATCCATGCCGCAGCCGCCAATTATTACGCCGTTTGTTTTATCAGATACTCTATAGTCCAAAGCCTTTGAAACAAGATAAGTCCAATTTAATGGCCTATCATTTTTCAACTGCCTTACTTTAATATGTCTAGTCATACCACTACTTGAAACGTGCTCTAATTGAGTGAATAGTGTATCACCTTTTTTTAATACTTCTTGAAGCCTTTGAATAGCTTCTTGTCTTTCTTGTTTCTTAGTCATTTTTAGTCTCTTTCTCTTAAGCTATAAGCCTAAGCAAAAGCCCTAAAAAGAGCTTTTGTTTAAACTTATATTAAATTGTTGTTGGCGTAGTCTATTAACTTACTTGCTACGTCTAAATGATCCTCATACATTAAAGATTTAAATAAATCTCTAAATCCTTGATCTTGCAACAACTCATCAAAATTGGCCATTGTCTCAGCTTCAACAATAGAACTGATAGCATTAAAATAATTCATGTTAATTAAAAAATGGCTCTCTCTTAACGCAATAAAACATATCATTCGTTAAGCTGTTTTTATGTTCAGCAATAATTAAAAAAGGATATTGCCCTTTAATATTCTTTTTAAGAAGATTATTAATTGCTTTTCTTGTTTGATAGTCTTTAGAATAAGAGTGCCATTTATTAGGGTACTTTTCTAAAAAAGCCTTTAAATTTGCTTTATACATTCTGTTAGTCTCTCTTTCAAAAAATATTAAATCATAGTTATTAAAAAAAATAAACATCTAATTTATAAAATAATTTAAAATAAAATGTTCCATTATGTCGCATGTATTTAATTCAATTATCTTTGCTGGGCGTGGGAATGTTTACCTATTAGAGAAATAAAGCCTAGTTTACTCCAAGCCAAATATTACAAAAAGAGATATAAAAGAATATAGAAATAGATTAATCATATATAGAAGTAGTAGAGATATAAATATAAATAGAATTAGATCATAATCCAGCTTATTTAAAAAGGTATTTAATTTACTTGATTAGAGGTTGGGTTATATATCAAACTCAAATATAGACTTGAAACCTATATAAGAATTAAAATATTTCTCTAGTCAGTTCGATATTACGAATATTCTCATAATATACATTATGCAACAATTAGAAATGCACTCTAGAATTATTATATATCAACGTAAATAGTATTTATGCTCTAGAATTGTTATATATCAATGCGAATATTGTTCGATATATGGAACCAAACACCCCCATATTGTAAATAATTATAGCTATACATCCCAATTCAACACAAAACCAATCCTCTACGGCTTTTAGCTCTATAAATAGGGGGTTCTAAAATAGGGGGGTAGTAATTCTCTATGGTTTTTGATATATATATGCTGTATGGGCTTTAAAACGGATTTTTAGGGGTATTTTGAGAAGATATAACAGTGTTCAAGTGTTTAACTGGAGTCATCTAGAAAACATGAAGTACAGAAGGTGTCATATTTGCGATAAATATGGTAGTTTCGGTATAAACGACAAAGGAGCATACTATTTTGTATGTGGAAAGCATTATGAAAAAAGCAAAGAAACAAGCAACAAAGAAACAAGCAAAGAAAACAATTACGAATTATTTTGAAGAACTAGCTCAATATAAGCCGACATCGGACACCAAAGGGCGTGGCCAGGTCAAAGGCAGAGATATAGAGCGAATACAAGATTATCTTGACAACAAGTGAAAAAAATAACTATACCCTATAAACCACGAGATCTTCAGAAGGAGATACACAGTGGGATGAAACGATTTAATGTGTTGGTCTGTCATAGACGATTCGGAAAGACAGTCCTCACAGTCAATGAGTTAATCAAGAAGTGCCTACAATGTCAGCTTCCTAGACCTCGATATTATTATATTGCTCCTACATACAGTATGGCGAAAAGAATAGCTTGGGATTATCTCAAGTATTACACATCCGTATTACCAAATATGGAGTACCACGAGACCGAATTAAGGGCTGATCTTCCTAATGGTGGAAGAATCCAATTACTAGGTTGTGAAAGACCAAATACCCTTAAAGGATTGTATATAGATGGTGTGATTCTAGACGAGGTAGCACAAATGCCTCCTAAAATCTGGACTGAAGTGATTAGACCTGCCTTATCGGATAGAGAAGGTTGGATGATTGCGATTGGTACACCCACTGGACATAACGCATTTTACCAGTTATACGACCATGCTAAGCATACAGAAGGTTGGTTTGCTGGTATGTATAAGGCTTCTGAGACTAAGATCATTAAAGAATCGGAATTACTCGAAGCAAAGAAGATGATGCCTCCAGAAATATACGAGGCAGAATATGAATGTAGTTTTGAATCTAATGCTATAGGAGCGATTTACTCTCAAGGATTAGCAAAATGTGATGAAGAAAGTAGAGTAACAAAGGTTCCTTATGACAGCACTATACCTGTTGACACTTTTTGGGATTTGGGTATGGCTGATAAAACAGCGATATGGTTCGTTCAACAAAAGGGCCATGCAATCCACATTATTGACTATTTTGAAGATTCTGGGGAAAGTTTAGAATACTATTCCTCGATATTACGAGATAAAGGATATGTCTATGACACTCATTATTTCCCTCACGATGCCTCTGTTAGAGAACTAGGAACAGGCAAATCTCGACTAGAGATTGCTCAGTCACTGGGTATGGTAACATCACTTGTACCTAAAATGTCGGTAGATGACGGAATTAATGCAGTGCGTATGATATTATCTAGATGTTACTTTAATTACGAAACAACAAAAGATGGATTAGATGCCTTGAGACAATATCGATGGGCAACAAATGATAAAGGCGAAGTGAAGAATAGACCACAACACGATTGGACATCTCATGCTGCAGATGCTTTTCGTTATATGGCAGTCGGATTAAACGAAACAAAACAATGGAGCAGAAAAATAGAATATAACCAAATAGGAATAGTATAATGGATGATTTTAAATTAAAGGCCATGATTAGCCAAGAGGTAGATAACTCTCTCGGTTATTATGGTGGCAAACTTACAGAACAAAGAAGAAAATTTTTAGAGTATTACTTAGGGGAACCTTATGGTAATGAAGTTGAAGGAAGATCACAAGTTACTTCTCAAGATACTTTAGAAGTTGTAGAAAGTGTATTGCCTTCTTTAATGAGAATTTTTACTGCTGGTGAATCTATTGTTGAATTTGTACCTGTAGGCCCTGAAGATGTAGAGACTGCAGAACAAGCTACCGATTATTGTAATCATATTTTGATGAAAGATAATCCTGGTTTTATGACATTACATACTTGGTTCAAAGATGCTTTGATTCAGAAGAATGGTTTTATTAAAGTATTTTGGAATGAAGCGATTGAAGAGAAAAAAGAAACATACGAAAATTTAACAGAGATAGAATATCAATCACTCCTTGCTGATGAATATGTCGAGATTATTTCTAAAACAGAAAACTTAGAAGAAGAAGAGACAATGGATGAAATGGGTATGCCCATGATGTCTCAAAATATTTATTATGATTGCGAAGTAAGACGTAAAAAGAATGTGGGTAAAGTTCAGATTGAAAACGTACCACCAGAAGAAATACTAGTCTCTAGAGAAGCAAAAGATATTCAGACAGCAGACTTCATTGCACATAGAGTTACTAAAACTAGATCTCAACTAATTAGAGAAGGTTTTGATAAAGATGTGGTAATGAAACTTCCAGAATTTGATGAACAAGTTTATAACGAAGAAAGAACAACAAGAAGAATTTATGATGATCAAGCACCTTATAAACAAGATAGTGCTGATCCTACAATGGCTGAAGTACAAGTTACTGAATGTTATATGCGTGTGGATTATGACGGAGATGATGTTGCTGAATTAAGAAAGATTACAGTCGCTGGTCAAGGTTATGAGATTTTAGATAACGTAGAAATAGATCATATTCCTTTTGCTACATTAACTCCTATCCCAATGCCACACAGATTCTTTGGTCTATCCCTTACTGACCTAACAGCAGATTTACAGTTAATCAAAACTACTGTGTTAAGACAAACACTCGACAATATGTACTTACAAAATAATGCTCGTACTATTGTAACGGATGGACAAGTTAATTTAGATGATCTATTAACATCTAGACCTGGTGGTATTGTTCGTGTTAAATCACCTAACGCAGTACAACCATTCCCTACTCCTAACTTCTTAAATCAAGGTTTAGGTATGATGGAGAAAGTCGATCAGATTAAAGAACAACGCACTGGTGTTTCTCGAACACAAATGGGTGCAGATCCAGATTTAATTCAGAAGTCACACACCACTGCTGCCTCTACTAGAGCTTTAATGAACGCAGCAACACAAAGAATTGAAATGATTGCTAGAGTCTTTGCTGAGACTGGTGTGAAAGATATGTTTAAACTTATCTATGCTAACGTAGTGAAGTATCAAGAAGCAGAACGTATTATTCGATTAAGAGGAAAGTATGTTCCTGTTGATCCTCGTTCATGGGTTTCTAATATGGATTTAACAATTACTGTTGGATTAGGTAATGCAGATCCTGAACAACGATATGCTGCCCTAGCACAGATATTAGCAATCCAAGAAAAATTAGTACAAGCTGGTGGAATGGGTACATTAGTAGATCAAAATAGAATCTACAATACTATTTCTAAGATTGTGGAAGTGGCTGGTTATAAATCACCAGAACAATTCTTTATCAATCCAGCTACAACACCACCTCCACCCCCACAACCACCTAAACAAGATCCATTGGTGCAAGTGGCAATGCAAGAACTAGAATTAAAGAAACAAAAAGATATGGCTGACTTACAACTCAAACAGCAAAAGTTAGAAGCAGACATTGCTATAGAGAAACAAAAAATCTTAGCAGACATACAAAAACAAAAAATTAAAAACGAAGGCGACATACAAGAAGCCTTGATTAAGAGAGGAATGAGATGATAGGAAGCGATCCTAGATACCAAGCAATTATAGATGCTTACAAAGCTAATCAATTAGCAACAACTGCACCGCAGTACAATCCAATATATGATATTAGATCAGAGCAAATTGCTGCTGGTGAATTACCTGCTGGTTCTCAATTCCCTATTCCTCAATTAGTAACAACTCCTACTACTGAACCTACAACAGAAACTTTTGATCCTTGTCCTCCAGGATATCAATTAATTGATGGTGTCTGTCAACCAGATACAATGTTTCAACAAGGTGGAGGTGGGAATGATAAAGAACCTTATACAGGCCCTAAAATAACCGATGGTATTATTGAAGGTTATAAAGAATTAGAACCTACCCAACAAATGATGGGAACTTTTTATCAATCTCTTTCTCCAGAAATGAAAGCAGAATATGAAAAAGCAGCTTCTTATAAAAGAGGTATTCAATTTAAAACAGATCCTCAAGGTAATGTTATTAGAATCGTAGCTAAGTCTCCTACTGGTAGCCAATGGTTAGGTGATATAGCTGGTGGATTTGGAAATTTAATTGGTTCAGTCGGTGATGCTGCAATAAATTACTTAGGTGGTGGCGGATTACTAGGTATGTTAAAAGATGCTTTTTTTCCAACACCTCCTACTATTAAAACAGGTGGCAGTGTTAGTTCATCCGTTACAGAATCTCCACTTTTTGACCAAACTGTAGTTCCTACAGGTATTAATAGACCAGGATATAGTTTACCAGAACCTAAAATTGAAATCACATTCCCTTCACAAGAAGATAAAAAACCAACACCCACTCCTAAAAAAGGAACTGGTGAATCTGGCCCTCCAGGTAGGAATTACTCTACTGCAAGAAGTAGAGCTGCACAAGCTGCTAGTAAACTTGGGAAAACACTAGCGACAAGAGGTCGATAATTGGATTTAACTAAACAAATTTCTAGAGGACAACGAGCTAAAGAACTATTAGAAGATCCTCTATTACAAGATTCCTTAAAAGCAATTAGGAATAAACTTGACACAGAATGGAAGAACTCACCCCTGAGAGACGTTGAAGGTCGTGAAAAAATATTCTTCCTAGTCAAGGCTATTGATGAGTTCGAAGCAATGTTAATTTCAGAAATGGAAACTGGAAAACTAGCTTCACA